TTCGCTCCTCGCAATGACACGTCAGGTAGTGCCGTGGTGTATCAGCGCCCTCCTACGGTTGAATTGCCTTGTACAGGGCGCTCACTACCCGCAAGGGGCACGCCGCATCCGTAAGGCGGCAAAGCCGCCAACGGCTGCGCAGTGAGCGCCGCTACAGTCAAATTTGATAGCGATTGCGTTCGGCGGCACTCTGTGTATATCGGCAGTGCCTTCCCGAGATTGCACCCCAAGGGCACTTCCTCGCGCTGCGCGCTCAGGGCGCCACGGCCCCTTCGGGGCCTCGCAATGACAATTCGGGAGTGCATGCCATTTTCACGATGGCCCGTTTCTTGTGCCGGTGCAGCGCCGGGAGGGACATGTCCCTCCCCTACAATAATTACAATGTTTAATGTTTATCTGGAGGAATCACAATGGCGGATACGATCCGGGGCGTATGCCCGCAATGCGGAAAAAAGCTGGAGATCCCGGCGGAGCTGGAGGAATTTTCCTGCCTGTACTGCGGGGCGCGCATGCGCACCGAGGCCCTGCAGGCAAAACCCGTGCAGGCGGAGGCCGTTGAGGAGCTGCTCGCGCAGCTGCCCGGCTGCATCACGCGCTATCCGGACCTGCACCTGCGCATCGGCAAAAAGGACTTTTTCCCGACGTTCGCGCAGTATGAGCAGGACAACGCGCCCCTGCTGCTGCAACTGGACGCCTGCTGCGCCGGGTATCCCGGCGGGGCCGAGGCGCTGGCCGGGCATGCGGCGGCCGTGATGCTGGACGGCCTTGCCGCCCATATGGAGAAGGACCCGCGCTGGGGCAAGCGCACGCGGGACAATGTGTTTTTCGACACGAAGGTCGCGCTGGCCATTTTCTTTACGCCGCTGCTGCGCAAGCTGCAGCTGGAGCTGGCCGAGCCGCTGCGCACGCAGCTGCAGACGCAGTGGCTCGCGCGCTGGCCGAAGCAGCTGTGGAGGCCGGGCGACTATGACACACTCGCGGGCGGGTTCAAGAAGTTCCGCTTCTGCTTCATCACGACGGCGACGTGCGCCGCCGAGGGCAAGCCCGACGACTGCGCGGAGCTGACGGCCTTCCGCGCGTTCCGCGACGGCTGGCTGCGGCAGAGGCCGGACGGCCCCGAGCGCATCGCGGAGTATTATGCCGTCGCACCGTCCATCGTGGCGGGCGTGGAATACTGCGACGACGCTCCGGCGCGCTATGCCGAGATCCGGAGCCGCTGGCTCGGCCCGTGCTATGCGGCGCTGCAGCGCGGCGAGATGGAGCGGTGCTATGACACATACCAGGACATGGTGCAGACGCTGCAGGAACGGTATGGGGTGCAGTGATCGGATGATATGGTAGGGGAGGGGACAGCCGGGCCCGGCGCATCGGCGGCGATCAGGACAGGCTGTCGATAAAACGGTGAAAGCCAAAGGTTTGTCATTGCGAGGAGGCCAAAGGCCGACGTGGCGCCCTGAGCGCGCAGCGCGAGGAAGTGCCCTTGGGGTGCAATCTCGCAGGGTCTGGCTGCATCGTGGGGAAGCTGTCGGCGAAATCGTAACTGCCTTCCCGAGATTGCCACGTCGCTTCGCTCCTCGCAATGACACATCTGGCGGGTGCGGCGGTGCACCAGTGCCCTTATGCGGTTGAATTACTCCGTACAAGGCGCTCACAACCCGCAAGGGGCACGCCGCATCCGTAAGGCGGCAAAGCCGCCAACGGCTGCGCAGTGAGCGCCGCTACAGACGCAATCGGTTGGTACGTTTTTGTCGGTAGCTTGTATTGTGCGCTGGTGCAGCGCCGGGAGGGGCATGTCCTTCCACGAACAATATAATAGGATGATATGCTGTTTTTCGGCAGTCTACGCCGCGGCGGATGGGAGCTTTCCCGTCCGCCGCGGGATTTTTTTGCTTTTTTTCGAAATTTTTTAACGGATTCACATTTCGCGTGAATTTTTAACGGGTGCGGAGCTACGGGTGAAAGAGTACTTTTTCAGGAATTGGAGGTTGAAGACGAATGGTGGAAAAGCACCGGAATTTTGTGCAGGCCTATCTGCAGTGCTTCGACGCCGCCGAGGCCGCGCGGCGCGCGCAGTGCGGGGCCGACGCACTGGCCCGTCCCGCCGTCCGCCGCGAGCTGGCCGCCCAGCGCAGCCGGGGCGTGCCCGGCCGGGAGGACGCCCTGCGCAGGCTGGCGCAGATCGCCTTCGGGCGCGCGAACGACTGCGTCCGCCTTGTGCTCGAGGACGACCCGCCCATCGGCGAGCTGGACCTGACGCTGCTGTCCGAGGTGAAGCGCAGCGAAAAGGGGGCCATCGAGGTGCGGCTGGCCGACCGCATCCGCGCCCTCGAGGAGCTGCTGCAGGCCGGGGCGGCGGACGACGGCGCGGCCGCGGCGTTCTTCGCGGCGGTGGAGGAGCCATGATGCGATTTTCGGCCAAGCAGCGCCGCGTGCTGACGTGGTGGCGGCCCGACAGCCCGGACGCTGCGTTTGAGGCCATCATCTGCGACGGGGCGGTGCGCTCGGGCAAGACGCTGTGCATGGGGCTGAGCTTCTTTCTGTGGGCGAGCGCCTGCTATAGCGGCGCGCGGTTCGGCCTGTGCGGCAAGACCATCGCCTCGCTGCGGCGCAACGTCGTTACGGAGCTGCTGCCGAAGCTGCAGGCCATCGGCTTTTCCGTCCGGGAGCGGCGGACGGAGAACCTGCTGCAGGTCAGTTACCGCGGGCACACGAACGAGTTCTACCTCTTCGGCGGGCGGGACGAGGGCTCCGCCGCCCTCATTCAGGGCATCACGTTTGCGGGCGTGCTGCTCGACGAGGTGGCGCTCATGCCGCGCAGCTTTGTGGAGCAGGCCTGCGCGCGCTGCTCCGTCACGGGAAGCCGCCTGTGGTTCAACTGCAACCCCGAGGGGCCGTACCACTGGTTCTACACGGAGTGGATCGGCCACGCGGCGGAGCGGAACTGCCTGTACCTCCACTTTACGATGGAGGACAACCCCGCGCTGTCGCCCGATATCCGCAGCCGTTATGCGCGGCTGTACTCCGGCGTGTTCTACCGCCGCTTCGTGCTGGGCCAGTGGGTGGCGGCCGAGGGCCGGGTGTATGACTTCTTCGACGCGGCAAAGGCCCCGCCGCCGCCCGAGGGGCCGTTCAACCAGTGGTACATCTCGTGCGACTACGGCACGGTCAACCCGGCGTCCTTCGGGCTGTGGGGGCGGAAGGACGCCGTGTGGTACCGCGTGAAGGAGTTCTACTTCGACTCGCGGCGCGAGCAGCGCCAGATGACGGACGCGGAGTATGAGCGGGCGCTGCGGGAGCTTGCGGGCGGGCGGCCCATCGCGGCCGTCATCGTCGATCCGTCGGCTGCGAGCTTCCTTGAGACGCTGCGGCGTAACGGCTGGAACGTCCGCCGGGCGGACAACGACGTGCTCAGCGGCATCCGCCGCACGTCGGACCTGCTCAAATGCGGCAGGCTCGTGCTGTGCGACACCTGCACGGACTGCCTGCGCGAGATCGAGCAGTATGTCTGGGATCCGAAGGCCGGGCGCGACGCCGTGCGCAAGGAGCACGACCATGCCATGGACGACATGCGCTATTTCGTCTCGACGGTGCTGGCCCCGCAGCGCCCGGCCCTGGCCGCATGTACGGCTATCCGGAGGGCGTAGGTGTTGGCGCATTGTAGGGGCGGGGCACAAACGATTCGCATAGGCAGCCGTTAAAACGGCAAACGCCATTGTAGGGGCGGGGCATGCCCCGCCCGGCACTGCACCGCCGATTTGTACAGGCTGTCAGTAAAATGGTAAAAGCCAAAGGTTTGTCATTGCGAGGCCCCGAAGGGGCCGTGGCAATCTCGGGAAGGCAGTTACGATTTCGCCGATGGCTTTCCCACGATACGGTCGAGTACTGCGAGATTGCACCCCAAGGGCACTTCCTCGCGCTGCGCGCTCAGGGCGCCACGTCGGCCTGCGGCCTCCTCGCAATGACAATTCGGGGGCGCTCACCATTTTAACGACGGCTTGTACCGGCTGTGAGTACCGCGCCGGGAGGGGCATGCCCGGCCCCTACCATGGCGTGAACGAAATCAAAGGCGCGTGAAAAATCAAGGGAAGCTCTGAATTGATCAACAAGAGCGGATGGCGAGAGATTTTTTTGGCAAGTCGAGGTTTGGAAAGTGCAGGAATACTTTGTGTACCCGCAAGGGGCATGCCGCATCCGTAAGGCGGCAAAGCCGCCAACGGCTGCGCAATACCACAAACTTTCCAAACCGATGGATTGCCGAAAAAGATCCGGCATCCGCCGCAGATGATCGATTCAGAGTTTCCCCCAATAAAGGAGGAAAATCATGTTTCGAAAAAAGCAGAGCGTCGCGGCGGCGGCGGCGCAGCTGCGCGGCGGGATGCAGAGCCCGTTCGGCGCGGGCCTTCCGGCCGTCCCGCCCGGCGAGGCGCAGCTCTACCGCGCCATGCGGCAGTCGCTTCCCGTGCTGGATGCGGCCATCGGCAAGCTCGTGCGGCTGAGCGGCGGCTTCACGGTGCGAAGCGCCCAGCAGCAGGCCGCGCTGAATGCGTTCCTGCGGACCGTTCCGTGCGGGCGCGGGCAAACCGGCATCCACAGCTTTCTCTCGGCCTATCTCGACAGCCTTCTGACCTACGGCCGGGCCGTCGGCGAGATGCTCGTGGCGCAGGGCGAGCTGCGGGCCGTGTGCTGGGGCGACGTGAACGCGCTGGAGCTTCGGGAGGGGAAGTCCCCCCTCGAGGTCGTGCTGTGCGGCTGCGATGAGGACGGCCGGATGCGGCCGCTGCCGCGGCAGGAGCTGCTGCTGTTCACGGCGCTGAACCCGGAGCCGGGCAGCCCCTATGGCGTCTCGCTGCTGCGCAGTATGCCATTCCTCGCGGACATCCTGCTGAAAATTTACCGCACGATCGGAAAAAACTGGGAGCGCGCGGGCAATGTGCGCTATGCCGTCGTCTGCAGGCCGGGCGGCGACGGGCTGGAGCGCGGCTCGGCCTCCGAGCGGGCCGGGGCCATCGCCGCCGAGTGGAGCGAGGCCATGCGCGACAGCCAGAGCGGCGTCGTGCGCGACTTCGTGGCCGTGGGCGACGTGTCCGTCAAGGTCATCGGCGCGGACGGGCCGGTGCTCGACGCGGCCGTGCCCGTGCGCCAGCTGCTCGAGCAGCTCGTGGCAAAAACGGGCCTGCCGCCGTTCCTGCTCGGCCTGAGCTGGTCGAGCACGGAGCGCATGAGCGCCCAGCAGGCCGATCTTCTGACAAGTGAGCTCTGGGCGCTGCGCCGCGCCGTCGAGCCGGTGCTGCTGCGCATCTGCACGCTGTGGCTGCGCCTGCACGGCTGCGGCTGTGCGCCGGAGATCGTCTGGGACGACATCAGCCTGCAGGACCTCGTCGAGGAGGCGCAGGCGGACCTGTACCGCGCCCGGACGGAACAGCTGAGAAAGGGGACATAACATGGAGATTCGCAAGGAGGGCGGGCTGCGCGGCGCGGGAGCGCCGGATGAGGCCCGGCTCGCAAAGATCAACGCCTATGCGCGCACGCCGCTCACGGCGGAGGCCGTCTACTGCTTCCGCGTGCGCCTGTGCGACGACCGGCCCGACCGCGACTTTGAGCGCTTCGACACGGCGGCCCTGCCGCGCATGGCGGAGCTGTTTCGCGGCAAGACCGGCATCTGCGACCACCAGTGGTCGGCCGACCGGCAGGTCGCGCGCATTTTTGACACGCAGGTCGTCCGCGAGGACGACGGCGCGAGCTGCCTGATGGCCGAGGCCTATGCGCTGCGCACGGAGCGCAACGCCGACCTGATCGCGGACATCGAGGGCGGCATCAAGAAGGAGGTCTCCGTTGGCTGCGCCATGGGGCAGGCGCGCTGCTCGATCTGCGGCGAGCCCTACGGCACCTGTGCGCACCGCAAGGGCGCGGTCTATGACGGCGAAACGTGCCTGGCCGTGCTCTCGGAGCCGCTCGATGCATATGAATTTTCCTTCGTGGCGGTCCCGGCGCAGCGGGCGGCGGGCGTGACGAAGGCAGGAAAGGAGGGATATGGCATGACACTGCAGGACTGCGTGGCAAAGCACGGCTCGCCGGAGCTTTCGGACGCCCTGCGCAGGCTCTCGGCCGAGGCAGAGCTGGGCCGCGCCTGGCGAAAGCAGCTTGAGGACGGGCTTGTGGCGCTGGGGCTGTCGCTCGACCTCGGGGCCTCGGAGCAGACGCTCCGCAAGGCGGCCGCCGCGCTGGACGACGGCCAGCTGCAGGCGTGGAAGGCCGCGCTGGACAAGCGCGCCGCGGAGCGCTACGGCGGCGGACCGCAGCTGGTAAGAACGCAGGGAAGCGGCAAGGACGACGAAGCCTATCTGATTTGACGAGAGGCTTCCATCGGAAACGGCATGTTTCAGAAATTCGGGCCTTCTGGGCCCCATGGGCAGAACCGGAATATGAAAGGAGAATCAGGCAATGGCAATTTTTCATCAGGAGCTGGGTCAGGTCTGCACGACGATGTATCTGCAGGGCAGCGCAGCGGACAACACGGTGTGCAAGATGCACGCCAACGATACCGTCGCGGCCTGCGCGGCGGGCAATGACTTCATCGGCGTGGTCGTGGGCAAGCGCGACGGTCTGGCCTGCGTGCAGGTCGCTGGCTTTGTGACGCTGCACTACACCGGCACGACGGCCCCGACCGTGGGCGAGTGCGCGCTGGCGGGCGACGGCAAGGGCGGCGTGGCCGTGACGGAGAATGCGAAAAAATACCGCGTCCTCCGCGTGGACACCGCCGCGAAGACCGTCGGCCTCTATCTGTGAGTCGGAAAGGAGAAACGAACATGGCATTTGACAACATTCATCTCGAAAAGGGCATGTATCACGAGGCCGGCCGCAGCTTCACACAGGTGCTCGAGCAGCTCGACCCCTCCGAGGGCTACCGCGGCACGCCGCTGGAGAACACGGACGCCTTCCAGCGCCAGCTCAAGCGCTTCGGCATCCGCGTGAAGGGCGCGGGCTCGGACACGGTGGAGAAATTCTTCTCCACGTTCGAATCCGCCGTGCTGTTCCCGGAATTCCTGGCCCGCGCCGTGCGGCAGGGCATGGACGAGGCCAACATCCTGCCCGCCATCACGGCGACGGTCACGCGTATCGACGCCATGGACTACCGCAGCATCTACTCCGTGCCGGAGGAGGCCGACCGCAGCCTTGCATATGTGGCCGAGGGCGCTTCCATCCCTGCCACGGCCATCCGCACGCGCGAGCACCTCGTCCGCCTGTACAAGCGCGGCAGAATGCTCGTGGCGTCCTATGAGGCCCTGCGCTTCCAGAAGCTCGACCTGTTCTCTGTCATGCTGCGCCAGATCGGCGCGCAGATCCAGGCCATGCATCTCGAGGATGCCGTGAACGTCCTGCGCAACGGCGACGGCAACGACAATGCCGCGGCCGTGTTCACCATCGGCACGTCGCCCATCTCCGGCACGCAGGGCACGCTGACGTATGCACAGCTTGTGGAATTCTGGGCGCAGTTCGCCCCGTATGAGATGAACACGATGCTCGTGAGCAACGCCACGATGGTCAGGCTCCTGAAGCTGACGGAGCTGCAGAATCCGCTCACGGGTCTGAACTTCCAGGGCACGGGCAAGTTCGAAACGCCGCTCGGCGCGTCGCTGCTGCGCACGCAGGCCATGGCGGACGGCTGCATCCTCGCCTTTGACCGCCGCTATGCGCTCGAAATGGTGCAGGCGGGCGACGTCGGCGTGGAATATGACAAGCTCATCGACCGCCAGCTCGAGCGCGCGGCCATCACGTCGATCTCCGGCTTCGGCAAGATCTGCACGGAGGCGGCGAAGGTGCTCGAGGTATGACGGGCATGAGCGAGGAGATCACGGCGGCCGCCGTGCGCATCCTCGGCACGGAGGAGGAGCTGCTCCCCGCTCTGTGCACCGCAGCGGAGGCCGGGCTTCGTGCCCGGCTCCGTCGGGACGTCGACCCGGAGAAGGAGTGCCGCGAGTGCTTCGTGATGGCCGCCGCCCTCGTTGCCGCGTCGACGCTGCTTTCGGCGCAGGCGCAGGGCGTGACGGATTTTGACGCCGGGCAGGTCTCGCTCCGGCTGAAGGACCCCGGCGACTCCATGGTGCGCGGCGCGCTCTACATGCTCACACCGTGGATGGAGGCGGACACCTGCTTTATGGGGGTGCGGGCATGAAGCGGCGCATCGCGGCCCTCATCCGGCGCTACGGCAGCAGCGTGCAGGCGGTGTTCCCGGACCGGACGGAGATCGTGCGGGCCTTCCTGCAGCCCGTGACCTCGCGGAGCTGGCAGAACATGGACCACATGATCCCGACGGGCGGCGAGGTGCCGCGCGGGCAGTTTTTGTATATCGGGCCGCCGGAGCTGGATATCCGGGGCGCGGAGCATCTGTATCTTGCGGGGCGCTATTTTCTCGTGCGCCGCGCGGACATGATCGTCTTTGACGACGCGGAGCTGTTTTTGTGGGGGCTGTGCGTCGAGGGCGGAAGGGAGGACCCATGGAGCAGCTGATCGAAATGGTGCTGCAGGCGCTGCGCGCAGCGGGCATCCACTGTGTGCGCGCCCTCGACGAGGAGACGCTGCCCCGGCTGAAGGCGCCGATGGTCGCCGTCGGGGCCGATCCCTCGGCCTGCCGCCAGCATGCGCTGGCGCGGTATCTCGGGCAGGATGCCGACGGCGCGGAGCGCTACGGCATGGAGCTGCAGGCGACGCTGCAGCTGGAGGTCTATTCGCCCGGCAGACGGGCGGGCGCGCTGTGTGAACGCGCAGCGGCGCAGGTGGTGGACGTGTTTCTCGGCGGCATCGAGGGCCTGTATTCCGGCGACCTCGAGCTGGGGCGCACGGCCTATGACGCAAGGACGGACTGCTTCCGCTGCGCCGTCCGCGCGCCGCTGACGCTGCGGCTTTATACCACGGCGCAGGACGGCGCGTTCACGCACGCGGACATCAGGGGGGTATTGCAATGATCCATGAACGGCCGGGCGTGTGGTCCGCCTTTGGGGCGCAGGGGACCACGGAGCTGACGGACCGCCGCCTTGCGGCGGTCATCGCCCCGGCGGATGCGGCTGAGGGCGTGCAGCTCGTGCACAGCGCGGCGGAGGCCGTGTCGCTCTACGGCGGGAACGCCCTGCTCACGCGCATGCTGAAGCTGTGCCTTGCCAACTGCGGCGATCCGGTCTATGCCGTCGCCGTGGACGAGGACACGAAGGTTGCCTATGAGACGGCGCTCACGGCTCTGTTCGCCGCAGCGAAGCCGGGCGTTCTCATCGTGGGCAGCGCCCGCGAGGACGTGCAGCTGCTGCTGCGCGAGACGGCTGAGGCCAACGAGTGCCTCGGCGTGGCGGGCATGAAGGGCGCGTCGGCCGATGCCCTCGTTGCGCGGGCAAAGGCGCTTTGCTGCGCGCGCATCGTGCTGACCGCGCCGGACGTGCTGGCGCAGGACGAGGCCGTGGCGGACGGCTTCTGCGCGGCGGCGGCCGTCGGCGGGGCCATCGCCTCGCTGTCCACGCCCGTTGTGCCGCTGCACGACGTGGCCCTGTTCGGCCTGCAGAGCCTTTCGGCCCTCTATACGGATGACGAGCTGGACAAGCTCCTGCAGGCGGGCGTCACGCCCGTGCAGCTGTCCGGCGGCCGGATGTGTGCCCTGCGCATTCTGACGACGCGGGCCACGGCCGAGGGACCGGAGGGCGAGAGCTTCCGCAGCCTGAACGCCACGCTTGTGACGGACGAGCTGCTGCGCGATCTGCGGGCGGCGCTGGCGGCGCGGTTCCGCGCGGCGCAGAACAGCACGCTCACGCGCACGGCCATCCGCAGCGCCGTGCTGCTCGTGCTGCAGGACTATCGCGCGCGGGGCTGGCTCAGCGCGTTCGGCGATCTGCGCGTCTATGCAGATGCCGGCGACGCGTCGCTGTGCCGCGTGGAGTTCACCTATTCCATCCCGGCGGGGCTGCACCGCATCGCCCTTTCGGCACAGATGACCGGCTGAGGAGGGGGAGCATGACGGGAATTTGCATTCCGACCTCGGCGGACATCCGCATCGAGGTCGCGGGACGGCGCGTCGCGGTGGTGCAGAGCTACCGCGTCGAGGAGGAGGCGTCGTGCGAGGTCGTCGGGGCCATCGGCTCGAATGAGCCGGTCGGCGTCGTGCGCGGCCCGGCGCGCTATCGCATCACGCTGCAGCGGGTCTATGCCACGGACGAGGCCATTTCCGACGGCCTGCGCTTCCACGAGCTGCGGCGGTTCTCGCTTGTCATTGCAAAGCCGGACACGATGGTCGTGTTCTCCGGCTGCGAGTGGGAGCGGCTGACGGAGCGGGCCGAGGTCGGCAGCTCCGTGCTGGAGGAGGCCGTGGTGCTGGCAGCCGTGCGCGGCGAATATGAGCAGCAGGAGGGATGAGCATGCAGTTCCGCAATTTTACCTGGCCGAACGAGCCGTCCTCCCTGCGGGTGACGAGCCGCAGGCGCACGGCCCTGCTCGAGGAGCCGGGCGGCGGCTGGACGCTGCAGGACCTCGGCACGGCAGCGCGGACCGTGACGGGCGAGGGCGTGTTCTTCGGCGAAACTGCCTATGAGAGCCTCCGAACGCTCGAGGCTCTTCTGGCACAGGGCGGCGCGGGGGCGCTGACCCTGCCCCATGTGGGAACGCTGCAGGCCGTTCTGACGGAGCTGGAGGGCGGGCAGGAGCCGCGCGAGAACTTCGTGCGCTACCGCTTCACCTTCGTGGAGGCGGCATGATCGCCCTGTGGACCGCGCCGCAGGGCGGCGCGTGGACGCGTCTGCCGGGGCCGGTGACGGCGTGGAGCATTCTGCGGACGGACCGGCTGGGGAAGGATTCGTTCCGTGTGGAGCTGGCCGATGCCGCCCTGCCGGACGGACGCCTGCGCTTCAGCGCCCGCGTGGACGGCGTGGGCTGGTTCACGGGCCTTGCGGACGAGGTGCTGCGCACGGAAAGCGGGGCCGGGCGCAGGCTCGTGCTGCGCGGGCGCGGGATGGACGCTCTGCTCGAGGACTGCGAGTTCGACGCGCAGACGGGAACGGGCATCACGCCTGCGGCGCTTGCCACCCGCGTGCTCCAGCCGGTGGGGCTTTCTGCCTGGAGCGATGCGCAGTCGGCCACGGGCACCCTCAAAACAGCCCTCGGCAGCACGGGCAGCTCGATCGTGCAGGACTACTGCGCCTCGGCCGGGCTCCTGCCGCCGCGCATGCTGGCAGACGGCCGGGTGTGCCTGACGGCCGCGCGCAGGAGCGGCGGCACGGCGCTGCAGGGCGGCACGGTGCGGGAGCGCTCCGTGCAGGCGCTGGCGGGCATCGGCGTGCTCCACGCCGCGGGAACGACCTACGAAAATCCGGCGGGCGGCCGCGAAACGCGCTGGCGCAGTGCACTGGGCTGGCCCGCCGCAGCGGAATTTGCCCGGTCCATGCGCGGCCGGGACGCCGTGCGACTGACCCTGCCGGGCACGCACGCCCTCGAGCCGGGCACGACCGCGGAGGTTGACGGCCGCACGCTCACGCTCACGGACTGCGCCCTCCGCGGCAGCGCGGCAGGCATTACCACGGAGCTGGCGCTGGCGGCACTTTAAGCGGGGCATCGTTGGCACACGGTAGGGGAGGGGACAGCCAGGCCCGGCGCATTACTGTCGACCACTGCAGGCTGCCGATAAAACGGTGAACGCCAAAGGTTTGTCATTCCGAGGAGCGAAGCGACGTGGGAATCTCGCAGTACACGGTTGGATAATAGGAAAGCCACGGCGAAAACGCAACTGCCTTCCCGAGATTGCCACGTCGGCCGTTGGCCTCCTCGCAATGACAATTCGAAACCCTTGCATTTTCGACGATGCTGCCCTATAACTTACCAGCCTGCAAGGCGGTCACTACCCGCAAGGGGCACGCCGCATCCGTAAGGCGGCAAAGCCGCCAACGGCTGCGCAGTGACCGCCGCTACAGACGCAATTGGTTGGTACGTTTTATCGCTGCCCTGTACGAACTGCAAGTGCCTTCCCGAGATTGCACCCCAAGGGCACTTCCTCGCGCTTCGCGCTCAGGGCGCCACGTCGGCCGTTGGCCTC